GGTAAAACCAAGGGCACCATCGTCAAGATGGCTGGCGGCAAAGGCATGAAGCGTGGCGGTAAGTGCTAAGGAGCCTGAAATGGCATACGACCCAAAAAACATCAAAGTTGAAGTGGATTCGCTGAATAAGCGACACCCCAGAAAGGGTATTACCGGCGATATCCCTGACGCTGCGCGAGAGCAACTTGAGATGGAGCGCCGCGAAAGGGAGTTTACAAAAGGCGAAAAGAACAGATACGCCAAAGGTGGCTCAGCTTCTAGCCGTGCAGATGGGATTGCTCAACGTGGCAAGACCCGTGGCACCATGGTAGCTTGCGGTGGCGGCTACATGAAGGGTAAGAAGTGAGAGCTTCTCGCGGCATGGGGGCCATAAACCCGTCCAAGATGCCGGGGCCGAAGCGCAAAGCGCGGCGGGATAACACTGACTTTACGCAATACGCCGAAGGTGGTGAAGTTAAATCCAAGGTCAATGAAGCTGGAAACTACACCAAGCCTGGGATGCGTAAGTCGTTGTTCAACAAGATCAAGGGCCAAGCCACTCAAGGTACTGCGGCAGGGCAGTGGAGCGCTCGCAAAGCGCAACTTTTAGCCAAGCAATACAAAGCCAAGGGTGGCGGCTATCGTGACTAAGGCACCGCAGCAATCCCTCAAGGACTGGACTGCACAGAAGTGGAGGACTAAAAGTGGTAAACCGTCTTCTAAAACTGGCGAGCGATATCTTCCAGAGGCTGCTATCAAGGCTCTCAGCCCTTCTGAGTATGCTGCAACAACTCGTGCGAAGCGCGCTGGGAAAGCCAAAGGGAAACAATTCGTAAGTCAACCCAAGGGTATTGCTCAAAAGACAGCGAGGTACAGATAATGGCTGAGAAGTGGATTCAAAAAGCGATATCCAAGCCCGGTTCTTTGCGTAAGTCATTGGGCGTTAAAGAAGGGAAAAACATCCCCGCCGGTAAGCTTTCCAAGGCAGCAAAGGCTCCTGGGAAGATGGGTCAACGCGCACGTCTGGCTCAGACCTTAAAGGGTCTGAAGAAGTAACCATGGCACTGTCTGGCACCACGACATTCAACCTCGATCTCAATGAGTACATCGAGGAAGCCTTTGAGCGATGCGGAGCCGAGCTTCGCAGTGGATATGATTTTAGGACTGCACGACGCAGCCTTAATCTCTTGTTCACTGATTGGGCTAATCGTGGTATCAACATGTGGACTATTGAGCAAGGGACTCAGACTCTTACTCAAGGTACCGCCACCTACACTTTACCTGCTGACACTGTTGATCTTATTGAGCATGTGATCCGAACCGGAGCCGGAAATGCGTCAACGCAAGCCGACTTGCAAATTACTCGTATCAGTGTTTCTACCTACTCCTCGATACCCAACAAGTTACAGCAGGCCCGCCCAATTCAGGTCTGGATTAACCGACAGCAAGCCGCTCCAGAGTTCACGGTGTGGCCTGTTCCTGATGGCTCACAGACGTACCAGTTTGTCTACTGGAGGCTTCGCCGTATCGACGACTCTGGGAATGGCGTCAACACCCAGGATGTCCCGTTCCGCTTCATCAATGCGCTTGTCGCAGGGCTTGCTTACTACCTGTCGATGAAGATCCCCGGTGCGATGGAGCGCATGCAGGTCCTCAAGGCTCAATATGACGAAGCCTGGGAGCTAGCTGCCACGGAAGACCGTGAAAAAGCGGCGATTCGATTCGTGCCCCGTCAAATGTTTATTGGTAGCGGGATATGAGCAACCGGTTTGCCAATGGTTATAAGGCATTTGGCTTCTGCGATTTTTGCGGGTTTCGCTACGACCTGAAGAATCTCAAGAAGCTGATCATCAAGACCAAGCAGGTGAACTATAAAGTCTGCCCACAGTGCTGGACTCCGGACCACCCACAGCTTCAACTGGGCATGTATCCCGTTGAAGATCCGCAGGCCATTCGTGACCCAAGGCCAGACACGAATACGTGGTATCAGTCTGGAACATCGGGGCTGCAGACAGCTCCAACAACTGGGACTGGAATTAACCAAGAAGGCTTTCCTTCTGGTGGTATGTTGGTCATCCAATGGAATTGGAATCCTGTTGGTGGGCCAAGATCAAATGATGATGGATTGACGCCAAACTACTTGGCTTCAGCCAGTGAAGTTGGTACAGTGACAATATCCGTGACGTAGGAGTTCACATGGACAAGAAGCAGGTTAAACGAATCGCTGACGTTGAGGCCAACAAGGCTGTCAAAGGTCACGAAGCCCGTATGCACAAAGGCAAAGGGTTTAAAAAGGGTGGCCCGACCACCGATGACATGATGCGCTTGGGCCGTAATTTGGCTCGCGCAGCCAACCAAAAGACGGGGTGAACCATGGCTAAATTCAGTAAGAAAGTTATGGGCAAGGAAGTTGGCGAGGCCAAGGTCTATGCTCCTCCTCACTCCATGTCTGGCAAAGAAGGCGTTGATCTGAAGAACGCGGGCTACGAAGGTGGCAATCGTTTGAAGGCAGACGACTTGGCGGTAAGTGTCAATGCTGTGCGCAGCAAGCCTTACGCAGAAGCCAAAACCTCCGGCATTAAGATGCGTGGAGGCGGTGCTGCTACTAAAGGCGTTATGTGCCGGGGGCCGATGGCGTGAATTACACCCAGCTTGTTGCCGCAATTCAGAACTACGCTGAGAATAGCTTTGACTATTCCAACGATCCGACCATTCTTGATACTTTTATCAAGCAGGCGGAACAGCGTATCTATAACCTGATCCAGTTCCCGTCGCTTCGCAAGAACGTGACGGGTATAACGACCACGGGTAACAAGTATCTCTCCTGCCCCCTGGATTTCCTTGCCGTGTACTCCATGGCAGTGGTTACAGACACCACGGGTGGCGACATCAACACCGGCACCTACGAGTATCTCCTGAACAAGGATGTGAACTTCATCCGTCAGGCATACCCGACTCCAAACGATACCGGAACGCCAAAGTATTACGCTTTGTTTGGATCGACAACCAACTTCCCAACGGAACTCACGTTCATTCTTGGCCCAACGCCAGATGCGATTTACGACGTAGAACTGCATTACTTCTACTACCCTGAGACCATTGTTACTGCAAACACAACTTGGCTTGGTGACAACTTTGACTCCGTTTTACTGTACGGGTCACTGGTTGAAGCTGCAACATATTTGAAGCAAGAGCCGGATCTAATGCAGCTTTACGATACCAAGTACAAAGAAGCTCTTGCACTTGCCAAGCGTCTGGGTGATGGTATGGAGCGGTCCGATGCGTACCGGTCTGGCCAATATAGGATGCCGGTAACATGATCATCCAAGGGCTGACCAACTCGTTTAAATTGCAAATTCTTAGTGCTGTCCAAGATCTTTCCACGGACACGCTGAAGATTGCGCTTTACACGGGTGACGCCACGCTTGGCCCGATGACGACGGTCTATGCAACGACCAATGAAATCACGGGCACGGGCTACACGGCTGGCGGCAAGACATTGACTGGGGTGACCATCAATACTGGTACAGAAACCCTGTACGACCCGGCAGTGATCTACGTTAACTTTGACAACGTGGTCTGGGATCCTGCTGCGTTTACATGCCGTGGTGCTTTGATTTATAACGCCAGCAAGGCTAACAAATCTGTCGCGGTGTTGGACTTTGGGTCTGATAAGACCTGTACAAACACGTTCACCATCACGATGCCGTCAAACACTTCAACCTCGGCGTTGCTCCGCTGGAGTTAATCATGTCTCAAGAATCGGTTAAGGCAACGGGCCGGTTTACCGTCGAGTGCTACGACAAGGACGGCAACCTCAAGTGGAAAGATGAGAACCACAATCTTGTGGTGAATGCTGGTCTTCAGTACATGGCCGGTACGGCGCTTACCTCCACGGCGGCAATCACAAGCTGGTACATCGGTGTTTATGGAGCGGCAGCTTCCAACAACCCAGCGGCCACTGATACCATGGCATCGCATCCTGGTTGGACGGAAGTAACGACCTACATTGAGTCTACCCGTCCCGCTGCGACGTTTGCTGCTGCGACGAACGCAAATCCTTCTGTGGTTACCAATGCCCTTAATCGAGCCACGTTCTCCATAAACGGCACGACAACGATTGGCGGCGCGTTTTTGACCAGCAACAACACCAAGGGCGGCACTACCGGAACGCTGTTTTCAGCGGCAGATTTCAGCTCCCCTGGAGACAGATCCGTTGTTTCTGGTGATGCAATCTA